TCTCCAATTTTAGGCTTTATATGTCTTTCGTAATTAAAAGAATAAATATATAATGTCTCTTTCTTAACAGTCCTACTCTTCATATCAATCCATATTTCATACCAGGCATCAACCGTCATATTATCTGGTCGCTCAATATCGCTATGTTCATCGTGGTATTTACTATCAGCAACCCATTTCTGACATTCTCGAACATTACGAAACAATTTCTGCCTACGTTTACCAAATCTATCGGTATATCTGCCAACATAGTAACCGTCCTTTCTTTGAGATATACCCTCACCAAGCTCCTTACCTTTTAGACTTTTTCCCATTGCTGTTCTCTCCTTTCTTATACAGAAAAAGCCCTATGCAACATTACATATTATCACATAAGGCTTCATAAGTCTACAGTTCCACGTTTTCCTCGATGTATTTTTCAAAGGATTTTCTTTTAATCAATCTTTTCTTACCGACAAAAACAACAAATCCGCATCTCGGATTATTAGAGAGCTCACGGATCTTATGGATTCCTATGTTACTATACGCTGCTGCTTCCTCTATTGTCAGCGTCACTTTCTCCCAGATTGGGACTTCCTTTGTTTTCATATAATCGCCACCTATCTTCTTTTTAATACTTTCTATTCTCCTGCTAACCGTTGCTGTTGATATTGCGTGTTCAAATGCTATCTGTTCCAGGCTTTTCCCTTTTGATAGCATTTGAAACACATATTCTTCATCTTCTGTTAAATTGGCGTTTTTAAGTATTTCTTCAAGTTCTGGCTTAGTCAGTTTTGATAACTTCATAAGCCAATCTCCTATTATTTTTTTTAATTTCTCTGCTCATAAGCTTCACTCTCTGTCATATTATTCCTCACTTTCTAATAACTCTGGATTGTCAAATATGTTGCCGATAACTTCTATACCATCTTGATAATCGTAAATATGCTCTTCTTCAAATCTTCCATCTTCAAGCAATACATTAAAGTAAAAACCCGCTTCACTTTCATTCCAACCAATATATCCGCAGCATTCTTCAGTAAGGCAATTAACAATATCATTCTCCCAAACCATATTACCATTCTTGTCTTTCAAGCCTGTGCATTGGCAGATTGTGGACTGGTCTACTTCAAATCCTTGCAAAGATCCATCCACCGGATGCTGATTGAATATAGTAACTGCGTCGGTATCATGAAACAATAATGCTCCTTGTACCCATTCTCCATTGTCAATCCTCTTTGCCTTGAATAAATATCTATCGTTCATGTTCCCTCCTATTCTGCTTCTGATTGAAGCCATTCTTTCCAACATTTAGAACATTCTGTTTTTTCGCAACAGCAATCACACGGAACATCTGCATACTGTGATGAAATGCCATCTTCTCCGACAATATCTAAAAACTCTGCCAGCTCTTCATCTGACATATTCCTTATTCTGTCTGCATTAGTTTCTTTACCTTTCATTTTCTCCACCTCTAAATTCTTTAGCAAAATGTATAGCCATACTCAATCCGCTATTTGCCCCCTGGTGGATATCGGAAAGTATGGTTTCATCATCGTCTGCAAACTTAGAAGATTCAAACTTTGCTATAAGATCATCAATAACCTTTGCTCTGATTTTCCTGTCGTGTTCCTCTCTGTTGTTGTAATATTTCAGTATTTCTTCAAATCTCTTATAATCTTCTTCTGTCTTAAAATCTACCGAAGCATACGATTCTTTGTATTCTTCAAATTCTCCATTCTCGTTCATTGCTAATATCATTTCATCCCACCATCCTTTACTATCTCGATTGCGTCCTCCAAACATATAAAATGTCGTGTAGTACCGTTTGTCTGAATGTCAAGCATTGTATCAGCCAAATCAAGATTATACTTTTTGGCTTTGTTCAGCTGCTCTACAACCCTATCTACATCATAGGTGGTCGGTTGTTCTTTTACTGCTTCCATGCATTGAACTATTGCGTCATAAACCTTTATATTTCCGTCTTCTCCTTTGAATGGTGCTTCCTGCAATGCGTAGTCATTTAGGTGTAATATCAACTTATCTGCATCAATCAATCTCATTTTCAATCCACCTCCACTTCGTCCAACAAATCAATAACACAATCTTTACACAACTGCCTGCCGTCAAATTCGTACAGCCTTTCTTCTTCTCCGCACCTATCGCAGTAGCAATGCGGAACCCTGCGGTTAGGGCATCCATCACCGATGCAAACCGTATCGCAATGCAGGCATTCATCTTCATACTTTACCATGACCTTTTAACCCCCATATCGTAAACACTCCTTGCTGTTTCAATCTTTCTCTCGCTTTTATTGAATTTTCAGAATGAACGATTTCTAAGCATTTTTGATAATGCGTTTCGCAAACCTTGTATCCTGGCTTTATCGGATTGTCGCAAAAAGTACAAAGCCCCAAAGTGTAACGCTCCGATTTTCTAGGCTTTGCATAAAATCCGCTTTTAATCCTACGCTGTTCAATTCGTTTAGCACGGCATATGCTGCAAAACCTCATTCCGTTTTCAGCAGGTCTTTTTTTGCAGTTAGGACAAATACCGGCATCTATCAATTCGTGGTATCTTCTGTTTTGCGCTATATTATGATACTCATTAGATTTATGCCTGTCTCGTTCCCTTGCCTTTTGCGTCCATTTTGCTTTTTTCGCTCTGCACTCCGGGCAATTCTTTTCGTCTCCGAAAAGCTCATTTTTGCCACAAGTAGGGCATATACCGTGTTCTTTATACCATTTTCGTGATTCATTTTCGTATTTCTTATGTTTTTCATTACATGAAATGCAAACCGATCCATTCCTGTCTAATGGCTTTCCGCATTTTCCGCAAAGACCCTGTTCAACTCTTCTTTTGTAAAGCGATTTCACAGCTTCACAATGCTTCGTTGACATATTATCCCTCCTGTCTCCTAATAGCGTTTATCAGCTCATTCATATTTTCTTTAGAAATCCTATCTCTCACACTTTCCTCCGGGAACGGCAATACAAAAGACCTCTCCTTGATACGGTTCACAATGCGATCATCGTATCCAAGACTTTCTATTCCGGAATTGCTGGTGTAAATCGTCACCTTTTTATCCATATAGCGTGAATTGATCACTTGATAAAATCTTTCGCTTATCCAAGCCTTGCTACCCTGTTCCACGTCAAAATCGTCAATAATCAGAACCTCTGTTGTGGATAACTGGTTGATCAGCTCGCTTTCACTCTGGTACTC